ATGTGCACATCAATGTGGGGTCCAACACGATTTGCATCATGATAGACAATCACCATCTGGTAGTGGCCGGGGGTGTAGATCCACCCTCGACCACCAATACCATTGTATCTGAGTACATGATGATTACTTCGACGCACAACATGGTGCGCCTTGGTAACACGGCTCTTGATCGGCTTGAGCATAAACTTGATCGAGTGAGATGCCACTCGGTCCGCAACAACCTCATCAAGAGGCTTATGCTTAATAAGATTCTTTACAGCTGTCATTGCTGACATACTATACTTTACAATGGTTCCTGGCCTACCCTTGATCAAGGTCCAATAGCCAGGAGTAAACGAAGTCCAGTAGGGACGAGCGTTGATCAGTTCAGATTCTATTGCGTGAAGCATCAAGTGCCCTTCGGCAAGACTAGGCAGTGACGAAGTCTCCACGACGTTCGGCACGCCACGATGCTGAGCGAGCAAGGATCATGATTGCGATCACACTGATGATCGGGATAATCATGGTTGCTTCGATCCACATCGGGAGGGTGAGATAGAACGGGATTTCAGAGAGTAGTGCATTCACGCCTAGCGAAGACAGAATCAGAATGATTATGGCTTCGGTATGGCGAAGACAGCCTTTGACGAAGTCAATGACCTTTTTTGTTGCCAACACCACTACGCGCTTAGAAAAGTCTTTTGCTTTCCTGAGATACTTCATGTCCGACCTTTCTGTTTGTAGTTTATATCATTGATTCAAATAACTGTTTATTATTCGGGTTCGACTTCCTTGAACAACTCAGCCTTGAGTTCGATCATGTTGGATAAAAGCCGACATGATATTTGTTTTCGTCAATGGCGCTCATCTTCGATGTCAGCGACAAGAGATGAGGCTGCTCGATAAAGCTTGGTGTAATTCTCTTGCAGTCTAACTATCTTGATTGACAAGTAATACCAAGTAATACACGATCCCGCAAAGGATCATGATTGCAATCAGCTCAAGTACAACGAGCATAGTGATTCCTTTTTTTTGTGAGTAAAAACGAGTACTATATATTACCACGTTTTAGCGAACTGTGTGCGCCCACTTATCCGGCTTAACGCACAAGCTGACAGTATAGAAATACTGACCGGTCCAGGCCTTCATTCAGATTCGACATGCATATAGAAGGACATTGGGGTAAATCATGCTATGTCTAGAACAGTTTATAAATGTCATGTTCAGGAGCTATTAACCATTAAGTAAAGACTTGTATGGGGCAGGGGGTGAACAGCTCCCCTACCCGTTAGGAACACGTAGTTTCCACCGATACAATACTAAAATCGGCCTTTCACTACTGGCTAGGTAGTGTAGAATGTTAGTAATCTCACGTTATGCCGCCAGGCTACCGTATACATGAAGTGCATAGGGCGGAGATCGTTGACAATTTTCACCCCCCGGGGGACAAGCCCCCGGAGACGCTCGCAGCCTAAGTAGGTTTTACATCGCTGCGACGATGTGATCTAGAACTGCATGATTTCTGGATCAAGTTGACCATTGAGAGAGGAGCACGAGTCTCTTCTCGGATGATGGCCAGCTTCAGGACTTCTTCGACGTCCTCAAGTGTGGTGCCATTGGCATCATTGAAATGGGGGATATTACGAAATCCCTTTTCTTCAACGACATCACGAACCCGTTTCATGGCTTCGAACTGAGGCTTGGTGACACTCACAAGGCCAGGCTGACCATTGCAGATCGCACCCTCAATGCAAAGCGCGTAACCATTGTCAGCGGTCCCCCGCCAATCACCCTTGCCCCAACGCGCCTGAAGGCGCTTCAGAGCAGTGCGGAGAACCTTCACTGGAGTTTTTGCTTGCGACATGATATAATTCCTTTCATCAGTTTTTGCGGTTAGATCATATGGGATTCTGTTTCATGAAGTGTTCGAGAGCCAAAAGAGGTATATGAACATCTTTTTTAGGATCTTCGATTGCTACCATGAGTGTTTTGGACAGTATCATCAATTCGCCATACTTGACCTGGTTGTCAAGTATCCTAGAATAGATTCGCAGCCCAATTATTGCAGCAATCATGACCGTCCACAAGATAATGAAGAAGATCATGATACATTGTTCAGTTCCTTCTTCTCGATGCGTCTGAGGTTGCAGTAAGCAACGGCGGCGAAACCGAGAAGAATCCTAGTAGTTATGCTAATCACTCTGATGCTCCTTTGTTGGAAGGGAAAGTTACGATTATTATATCCTCAATGCCTTCGAGTAGCGGTTCGAGAACGGGCTTCACTTCGGTTTCCCAATCACGATTGCCGTTCCCACAACCGGGGCGAGGGACAAGCACTCGACCGAGGTTGTGTTTTTCGTGATAGCCGATCAGCTCTTTCATCGAAGTTTTGATGAGTTCGAGGTCAGCTTTGTCAGACCAGTGATGCTTGACGGGGAAGGTAATCAGATTATGCCGTGTGACAGCGTGCACCCGATTGCCTTCTTCGGCAATGCGCTTGCCGAGATAGAGATTGATACCGGGATACGTGGTTGCAGCCTGCTTGGCGCAACCACGTCCCATTACTAGAGCGCCGTCCTTGCGGACGGCACCGTTGGTAGTGATACAGCGCCAATCGGCTTCAAGATCCCAAAGGTTTCCTTCGATTTCTTGCATGTTAATGCCTAACTGTGAGAGGGGAGGTGGTCAGTTTTGAATCATGACCAGGATTGGTAACACTAGGGAATACGAGAAGCGTCAGCCTCTCTCTTTTCGGCACGTAGGGACATGTGGTGGTCCCAATAGACCTTGGTCCTGGCAATCTCCTTGTCGGTGCGAGCACCGAAGCCATCCAAGAAGCCGTCGAACTTGTCACCGAAGTTGACTTCGACCTTGTACGTGTCAGCAGATGTCTTGACAGTTGTGACGGTCTCGCGAGCAGTCTTGACTCGACGAGGTACGGTGGGGATGGCAGAGATGAGATTGCGGGTACGCCGTAAGGGAGTCCAGTGAACGGACGATGTGGAATTGCCGTGATTGTGGATTTCGAAATTGAGATACATGATGTAACTTTCTGTTAGGGTCAATTGCATAAGAGAAGTGGTCCCGCCACTACCAAGTGTTTTTTACTACTACTGATGCATCAGTAATAAACCAGGTATACCAACTATCGATAGGCTTGGATGGGGTGGAAGATGCAGAAGATAACATGCTTCACACTTGCAACGAAGCGATTGATGCGCATACGAGTTTCGTTGTACGCATCGCGCACGGAGATGAAGACAAGCTTCATGTGCGCAATGAACTCTCTGATACTTTTGATCGAGAGTAGGATGCCATTATAAATGGCAACGCAGAGTTCCATCAGGCGGAACTTATAGATAACCGCGGTAATGAGAGTACCGAGGATGGCTCCGCCCATGGCAATGGTGCCCGCTGCCCCAAACAGTCCAGAAATCAGAACTGATAGGGCAATCGAGAATGCAATGCCAGCAAGCCCACCAAAGTTGGTGGTAGTAATGAAACGATAGAGAGGCTTCACTTTCCATACAATCGAGAGTTCGAATGCAGAGACAGTGAAAGCAAATAGCACAATGGCAGTAACCATGAACAATCCTATCTGTAGAGGGAGGGGAGGGGGGTGAGAGAGGGGAGCAGTTTTACGACATGCTCCAGGTCGTGATGGCTAGAAGGGCTCTTCTTCGCCTTCGGGCAGTTCGTTCACCGTGGAGGTGACGGCCGAAGCCATCTCCTCTTCGGAGAAGTCCACGTTCTCGGGCTCATCGGAGCTTTCGTCGGTGGCGGGAAGCTGCTCGGTGTTGCCAGCATCCTCGATGTTGGTGACGACGCGAGCGCCACCAGTGGCCTGACCCTTGAACAGGGCCGGGCAAGCCGGTCCCTTCGGGTTGGCGGGACGAGCACCAAAGGTGAAGTCCGAAACGGCAACGGTCTTGACCGCACGACCGGGGCTACCGGCGTACTGACCATTGCGGATGGTGTAATCCTGGATGTCCAGATCACCAGCGAAGCTGACGACCTGACCGATCAGGAGGTGCTGAGCAGCAGCCACGGCACGAGCGTTCCAGAGAACGACCGTGATGAAGGTGGTCTTGCTACCGGTGCGACCGGTGTCGCAGGCGACGGGGACTTCGGCCTTGACGGCCTTCTGCCCATCGATGGTGAGTTCGACGAGATCGAACTCCGAGGCCACGCGGCCCATTCCGATGTTCTTCAACATGATATCATCACTTTCATAATTTCATCAAATAGATGCAGGAACTTTTCCCGCACACTTTTCTGGTGGTTCGCGCCGATGGTCGACGCGACAACCCCTTGTATATACCTATATAAGATTAACTATAGGTAAAGGATTATTATCCAAAGGAATTGTTATTTTAACTGATATACAGTTACATTATATATATTTGTGTAGGTTTACACAAGGTTACATATGTAGGAATGTATATCAGAATGAAGTGTTGTCAGCAGCAGCATCGGCTCTTTGCTTTGCTCCGCCGTTTGCTGTGTTCCAACACGGTTTGCACATCCACAACACCCCAGAGGGGATCTCTTCGGTGGGACCGAGGATGACTTTTTCCGAGGTTGGGAACTCCCCTTCGCATGCATCGCACACGAAGGGAGCAGCCATGATTCGGTTGTAGGTTTCAGCATCCATGATTTTTTTTCACGAAGGAGTAAGGGACGTTGTCGCAACGATGTGCTACGACAAAGTAGTGCCCTGAAAACAACGGCAAGAAGCTGTTGCAGTTCGGGCACCTGAAGAAATGCTTGATGGATCTGAGCATTGGTTTACCTTTCAGTTGTATAACCAGTGGGGTAGGGAGACGGGGGTGTCAAATGACCCCATGGCTTCGTTGTAGAGCAGAGAAGCCAGGCGTCCATTGCCGTCGGTGAATGGGTGAATGTCGAGAAGCCAGCGAATGACATCGCTGACATCACGACGATGCTCACGAAGAGAGCCCATGTCGTATGGCTCGATGGTATCTCGGTTGTGAGCAATGAGATTGTAGTTGTTGATCCAGCGGATCATGGTGTGTGTTACTTCATTGTGGTTGAGGGCGTGGCCTCCACTCTTGAAGTAAACAGGGGTATCGCGGTACCTGGTGACATCTTCGTTGAGGCAGCAGATGAGCTGCAATGCCTTGAAGATGATCTCGTGGGTGAGAATGCCTTGCCCGCGAATTGAAAGAAGATGATATGCTTGTACCATACCATCTACATTTAGAGGACCATCACCTTGAATGTGGACTTCTCGCGCGCAATAAGTCACTACATCACGGTGGATGAAGTCCATTTGGGAAGTCATGATATTACCTTTCAGTGATAGAGGAGAAGGGTTCAGCTTCTTTCATATATCGCAAGGGGAACTGGTGAAGATGAGAATTCGAGAAGTCGCCTCGCCCCCCAATCAATTCAATCATTACTTATGCTAAAGAATAATAATAAGGAGAAGAAGGAGAAAGACTATAAGGCCCTACGTACTTTTCTGTCGGAAGAAAAGAAGACGTTTTCATCCGAACACGTTTTCATCTGAACACGTTTTCTATGTGTCACTTCATTTCTATGAAAGCCTTTGACGAAGTGACGTTTTCTATGTGTTTTCTATGTGTCTCCCCCCTCAACAAGAATGTTTCACGTGAAACAATATCGGTACACATTGCTTAAGAACCCTTTATTCTATTGGGAATACAGGTTCTGGACGGACTGTAGTGCACAGTTATTACGGTGTCCTATACCGTCACATACTGGGCATGTTTCTTCCACTTCTTGATCAGTGGTGCGGCCCACCAATGTGATCTTTCCGGTATCTTTAGCGAGATGCCAGATACGGTTGTCGGTTCCGTAGATCTCCATTGTAGTCCTTTCATTACTCACGGAGAGTGAGATTATGGGTGAAGTTGTATCGAAATCCCCGGGGAAACAAAACTTGTAACCCTGAATAAGGGAGTTTTGTAGACGGAGAGTGGTATTCTAACGAAGAAGTGCTCCAGTGAACACATTCCAGATAATGTTCACGCACATGAAGGTAACGATGGCAACGAGAGCCGTTGCTGCAACCGAAGCTGTTTTGCCCATCATGATGATGACGGCCAGAATGGTAGCCAAGAAGGCAATCGGATTCATAACACGTTCCTTTCGTTTAGTGCTTGCGCACTTTTCTGTATGCCCTCGCTGACGCTCGGGCGGTGGTTTAGAATAGGGCTCGCTGCGCTCGCCCACAAATCAATCATTAATAATTCTCTTAAGAAAGTCTATAGACACCATAAGAGTAAGGAGGATGGAAACCTCTTATGATGCCTATACACTCTCCACCAGAGAGCGGGGGTAGAGCGGGGGTTAGGGGTTGCCCTTTCCGCACACTTTTCTGGTAGTTCGCACCGATGTTGGTCGGGCACCGACGTCGAGGCCCAGCGTAAGCGTCTTGGGGCCGGGTTTAGAATCACGTCATCCAGGACTGAACACGACATCAGCAAAACAGAACCTTTTTGTTATGATCATCAAACCTCCTTTCCTCCCTGGGCGAGAAGAGCACTCAGGTCGAGATACTCCTCATCACAGACTGTAGTCCAACGACCACGGATCTTCTTGAGGTACCTACCATCCTTGGTGATATGGTAGGTGCGGACACGAGTGGGCTTCTTGAGTGTATCCTCATGCCACACAAATGTCTGGTAGATCGCCCCAACATTGAGACCACCATTATCAGAAGCAAATACAGTTGCACAACGCAGAACAGTGGAACCAACATCACGGTGCCCACAGTACACGTCACGCGAGAAGAAAGCATAGCGATCTCCCTTCTTGGAAGTGCGGACCTCATACATCTTTTCGGAAAGCTGCAATGAGTTACTCATGCCCATGTTCTGCTTCCACTTCTTGTATGCCCTCCATGACTGGTAGACACTGAAGTTGTCGGAAGGACCACTGTGGGACCAGTTCTCATCGACTGCCTCGTACTTCGTGTAACGGGGATTGTTCTTGCGGATGACTGCTTCGAAGCCATCGATACGGAACTGTTCCTGAGTCGGGTCATAGATCCACCCGGTATGGGTGTCTACTGCCCAATGATGCTGATTTCCATTGTAGAAACCACCCACCCTCTTGATACGACCATTGGTGTATCCAGCCTTGCGGGCCAGATGCACGAAACGGTTCGCACCTTCACGGCAGTAGGGGAAAGGACGCCCATACTTTTCGAGCGTCCAGTTACGTGCTTTGTGGTTGATTGTTGTCAATAGCATGATATAATTCTCCTTGGTTGTTGTGTTGCGGGGAGTGATAATCCAGATCCCCACTGGAGTAAGTGAGATCAGACGATCTCGGTACGGAGCACGGCAATGAGGAGGTCCATCACGGAAGCCTCACCGTCGTGGTTGGGTGCGAACAGGATCCGGTCGATCCCATTCTCACGCTTCCAGGTACGGCACTGCTCGCTGTGCTGGTAGAGAGCCACCACCATCTGTGTCGGATCATCACACCCCATGATGGTCTTCACAGCCCTGCGGTTGGCGTCCTGCCAGAACTTGCGGGACTCGCGCACCTTGACGAGACGACTGGCCCCGGCGAACCCACCACTCTCGACCTCGTTGAAGTCGAAGTAGGAACGCTTGGGAGCCTTGTCGGCCAGACCACGGAACCACTTCTCGGCCTTGTCAGCACGATCCATGTACTCCGGGGTCACCTCCATTTCCAGAACGGAATGGTGGATGGGACGACGCTCGTGGTTGGCCAGCTTGACCAAGAGATTCGAGAACCTCTTCATGTAGTTGGTGTGCACCGTGTACAGGGAAGTCATGTACCCGTTGATGGGCTTGACCTCGTCTGCCACGATCTTCGGAACACGCGGGTCCAGCAAGAGGAAGAACCTCTCGATGACACCACCCGAGACCAGATTGGCCCAGGTGTTCTTGGTGTCCTGATTCACAGCCTTGAACCCAGCAGCATTCGTGCTCTGCGTCAAGCAGTCCACGATATCCTCGGTGGGAGCGAGCTGCACACGGCGGAAGTCCCGCATGGTCGCGTAGTATGCCATCTGGGAGTTGGCCCACGAACCGACACCGGGCGATGAAGCCATGGCGTCGATCACGGACTGAGCATCCGACGGGGCATACCCACTGAGCGAGGCCACGCTTTCCGGCATTCCGGAGTACGTGACGTTGTGGTTGACCACGTTGATGGGCGGGAGCACCTTCTTGAACTCGGCCACGGTCATACCCATTTCGGGGATATCACCTTCCGTGTTGTAGAGCACGGGCAGGAACGAGTCCAGGTCGATGTCCACGATGCTGTATTCACCGTAGGCATTCGGGGAACGAAGACCCACCGCCTTGATACCATCGGTACCGAAGTTCCGAATCATCAGACGGACGGAATCGTCGAGATCCCAACCACCATGGAAGTTGAACAGCTTCCTGAACAGCTCACCCGGGTAGGAGATCCGACCGGTTGCTTCGTGATAGAAGACCTTGTCGGTGAAATCCTCCGAGACACGGTGACCTGCGAGGGCCAGCATCTCGTGGGTGGTGACGTGACCGTAGATAGCCCACGAAATGGGGAAGGCCATCTTTGCTCGCATCTTGTTCAGGAATCCCGTCCCGATGGTGTGCAGGAAGTACGCGCTCTGGTTGAGTTCGTATCCTTCCAGTGTCCACCGGTTGTACATGGTACGCATGTCCTTGATGATGCCCGGATCGTCGAGATCGAAGGCACCATCGGTGTCTGCGTAGGACTCCATGTACTTGGGGAAGATCCCCTTGCGGAGATCGGAGAGGACCGAAGTCCCGACACGCCTCAACTCGGTTTCGAGCTGATCGACCGGGAACATGACCTCACCCATCCACGACAGGGACTGGTTGTCCGTGACGGGAGCATGGTGATCGTGATGCAGGTTGATTGCACACCACGCGCCATTGTCCACCATGGACAACTCCTTCTTGACGTTCTCGCTGTGACACATGATGTCGTAGCCAGTGTCGCCAATGATGAAGTCACCCTTGATGTACGCTCCTTCCCACAGGAACTGGATGTAGCCCGACTTGGCCTCGTGACGCAGGACCATACGATCCTTGTGAGTCCGAGCCGTCTTCTCCAGAAATCCACGGCTGAGCACGATCTGCCCATCGTAGTACTCCACCGGGACATCGTCGGGAGTGTCGAACACCTTGATGGTGAAGTCACTGTTCCCGAGGTTGTCGGAGGTGAACCTGTTGAAGTAGCGCTTGACAGCCGTGATAGCCTTGAGGCGCTTGGCCAGCTTGTTGCTCGGGTTGAGCTTCAAGCCCACCACCTGTTCCAGTGCACCCCAGAACGGGTACTCCGGAAGGGTGATGACGGTGATCATGGAATCGTCCGCCCATGCCAGAGCAGCATCGGGGTGATTCCTGATGTCGAAGTCCATTCCGACCGGGGTGAACTCCACCCAGTAGTCGAGATGACCGACGAATTCCTCGATGAACGCCATGGAGTAGTGATCCCCGATGTCGTTTTCGATGAGAGCCTCGTTCTCCTTCAGCTCGTGGCTGTTGGGAACGTGACCCATGTTCGTCATGACCCGACGGTTGACGACCGGAAGGCCGAACTCGTCGAGCGACATGACCATGTAGTGCATGTGCTTCTTGGTGTGATTCATGTGATCCTCCTTGGATTCACTGAAGGCCGAAATCATGGCCTGAATGGTCAGTGCCGGATCGACACTGGTTTTTGCCACGTGGTGGTGACAGAGTAGCTCTGCCTCCTTCACGGGGTTCTTGCACTTACCTCCCTTGAGTGTGGGTGCACCACAGGTGTGGTTCTTCATGGGATCCTCCTTCGGATCGGGGTTGCGGTTGTACCATTCCTTGACGCGGACACCGGTGATGTCCTCGATGTTCATCTTGTATTCGGATGCGTCGAGATCGGGATGGTCAATCCTGATCCTGGCATCCAGTTCACCGGCCTGTTTACCCGTGAGGTCGCCGGGATTGAGGCTCAGTAGAGTCACCGAATCCCTGTCAACGGCAAAGGCAACTTGTGCTAGAACATCATTTGTGGTACGGTCGTCGTGCCACTCCAGTAGGAGTTCGACGTGATTGAATTTCTGCATTTGTCCTCCTTTGGACATGTGATATAGGACATTCGCCTATAAACACAAAAGAGCCACCCCCTAGTCGCATTAGGGAGTAGCTCATGTTGTGCCTACAGATCAGAACGTGGTGATTTCCCCACGTGTGTGATCTTCGACCTTGTTGGCCACGGTGTTGATGGCGCGCTTGGTCGAGCTGATGGACTGAGCGGTGGCATCGGTGGACTTCTCGATGGCCTTGTCGTAGCCTTCGAGGGTCTTGACCTTCGCCTGCCCAGCCAGTTCCTTGGCCTTGAGCTTGGCGGCATCGGGATCGAACGAATCGACCTTGTCAGCAGCCTTGCGCAGGGCATTGGTGAACTTGCTCATGACATTCTCCTTGTGCATGGAAACATTTGTTCCATAAACACAGAAGAACCCTCCATACCTCGACCGAAATCAAGATATGAAGGGCTCATGCTGTGCCTACAGTTTGCCAGGACTAGCAGGTGGTCGGATCGATGATGATCAGGTCCTTGTCCTGGTTCCGTGCGTAGCCGACGCAGTTCGACGTGCCACCGGTGGAGCCATCCCAGACTCCGATGACGTAATCGGCCTTGTCGACCATGGCCTTGTTGCGGTCCATCATCTTGGAGGCGGAGTAACCCGGCTCGCAGATGTAGCGGACCTTGGTGCAGGTCTTCAGGAATTCCGCGAGATGATCACGGGACTCTTTGGGCCAGCGGGCATCGAATCCCTCGAAGGGGAGGAACGCCGTGTGACGCAGACCGAGGTGATTGGCCAGTTCGGCAGCCCACTGATCGACACCCAGGGCTCCACCCCAGATGATGACGATCCCGTGAGTCTCACCGTAACCATCGATGATCTCCTGGACCTGAGCCAGCATGGCCTTCTTGACCCGGGTACGAATCGGGTTCTTGCCGTAGCCACCGAGCTTGTTGGGACGGTGACCGGTGAAGACGATGATCTTCAGTGGCTTCTTCATGACATTCTCCTTGTTGAGGTATGCTGAGGCGACGGGGTTGTCGACCCCATTGATTGAGCGCAGCAGTTCTGACGCACGCTGAACTCCGGGAATACCAGCCATGACACTGACACGGTCCATTGGCTGGGGAGACGACTGATCGGTCATCTCGATGAGCTGGGGCTCCACGTGGACACCGACACGTCCCTTGCGGAACAGTTCGGGGTCGCGGTGAACACCACAGACGTTGTAGCGGAAGTTGTCCACCACGAGGGTGAAGCAACCGTTGTTCTTGCAAAGCTCACTCTTCTTGGTGAGCGAATCGCATTTGGTATGCATATTGCATTCTCCTTGTATGTCACCACAGGTGGTGTTACCTATGGATCGTGGGGCAGAAGGGATCGAACCTTCACTACGTAGCAACCAGCTACTACCCCGGGCGTTATCAGACACCGGGCTGTATTACTGTGAGATTAACCGTGAAGAACCTTAATGGCCTTCGCGTAATCCCGATCCAGTTCCGCCTTTTGCGTAGGGCTCAGATGGGTTTCCCCATAAGCCAAACGCTCGAAGCGGTTAAGGACCTCGTTAGCCCAATTAAGGGCAGCATCGGTAGGCATGCTTCCTCCTTTCAGAAGCCAAGCACGTGGTTGAGACGCCACATGCGGTACCGGGTAGCGATACGACGTATGCTCATCTCAGCACCCCGTCAGGTTGGTGCACTCAGCAGGAGCCGAGGGCGTGTCGGGCAGCGCAGGGAACGAGAGGTCCCCCAGGCAGGCCTGAACCAGCACCATGCAGATCACCAGCATCATGCCGATGATGATGATACGTCCGTAAACGTATGGCATTGTATGTATCCTCCTTGGATACTAGGCACATACAGGACTATCCTGCATGTGAACAACGAACCCCCATACCCGGGTGGGCTCGTTGAAACCTTCCTCATAACAAGGAAAGTTGTTCTATACCCCCCCAAATTTTTATATATATTTACTTCTTAAGGGTTCCCCAAATTTTTATATATATCTACCCTTATAAGAAGTCTCCGAAATTTAGAGATTCATAGGTTTTCATACGTTTCGATTGCCCGCTACAAATTTTTCCCCAAAAAATCCACCATTAGGGGTTGTAAGATGCTTACAAAGGTGATACTGTTCATTTCATGACCACCGCACCAGAAATACAATTCGCTGATTCAAGAATCGGAGAACTCAACGAGATCCTGTTGAATATCGGTTTCGGGATGGTAAATGTAAACATCACCGATGACGTCCACCACTTCACCGAAGCTCATCATCGAGTGTTTAGACTTCAAAGTCCAGGGAGCCATGCTCACAGAAGAGGCTTACGCTGATCTGCGTTACCGCATGAAACAATCCCTGAATTACGCTATCGAAAGAGACGGATTCGAAAAAGCCAAGGACATCTGTGAACAGGTTTCCAAAGAAACAGGTGCTAGCATCTCTGAAGTTTCTGAACTGCTTCTGGAGATCTACGATGAAACAGAATACCCAGATTTCAAAGGAACTGTTTCGAATATGGCAGGCGGCGCTTACGAAATCGTCAAAATAGATTCAGAAGACCACTAAAACCTATAAAAAGGTTACAATTATCCAAAGAAATCCAAATTTCCCCTTGACACCCTCGGACATGAAGGCTAAGGTCAAACGCATATGGAAATCATCTGTTCTAACTGCCTCGAAACAGTGGAGTACGACCCCTCAAATTCAGATTTTCTGAAAAGTACTCGTTGCCCCGAATGCTTAGAATGGGTTTTCCCTAGGAATAGCTTTTCCCCCACCTTCAATAGATCTACAATGCATACATTCCCACCCAACAAGAAAACACCCCGGAGCTGAAAAACAATCATGGCAAGTTTCACAAGTAGATATCCTGATCTACTCACCTCATCTGACCAAATTCCTGTATTAGGAATAAGAATCCTTGCATACTATGATGAATCAAATACCCTCAAATATAAAGTGAAGCATGATGTTGCCCTGGAGAACATCCCTGTATCTCAGGTCGTGGGCATCATGGAGATGGCAAAAGCAGAATTGATAATGTCTGCCGCGGCGAACTCCCACAATTCAGAAATAGACATTCACGACGACGACGAAGAGGACCTTCCCGGTCATGGCTACTGAAAAGACAAAGAAGCTCAGACAAATCCAACCATCATCACCCTGGCACAAATGGAAAGCTGGGATTAACAACGGTGATACTCCAGCAGGAAAGAAACGCTTTCCTACTCCAAAAAGAAAGAAGAAAAAATTTTTGGGGTATGATGTAACAGACCCCGATAATGTCGTGCCGGTCATGGGATCATGTACAAAGGCCAATACTGCTGAAAGAAAATTTTTAGACCGTCAGGCTCGCCGCCTGCGCCGCAAAGCCAGAGAAGAAGAGGAAAAAAAGTGATCAGCGAAAAAGAAGCCATAGACAAACTGGTGCAGGAGCATCTCGACATAGGACAATACGTTCTGTTCGAATCAGATACCTATCGTCAGCATCTTTTGCGAGAACACCCTAACGTCTGTAGACAGACCAATCGTTATTCACCTCAGTACAAGCTCCATACAGAGCCTTGTGGGTGCCCGCCTTCTGAAGTGCAGCCCTCGACAGACCCTTTCCTGAATGTATTGAAGGGAAAGTGTTGCTGGACTGTTCAGCCCGTTGGCTCGGCGTGCTATATGTGCGATGAGATCGTTGCTGTCGAAGAAATGTTGCAATCAGCGTGAGATCGTGTTATCATTATTGATGTGCAGGAAATACGCACAGTAGAACAATATAATGTAATCTCCTTTATGTCCCTGGAGGCCCCACTAGTGCAATCAGCTGGTGGGGCTTTCAGTATTATGGCCTATGATGAAAAAATCGAACAAATCCCTTGCATTTCAAATGCCGACCATGATAGGTTGATCTCATGAAGAACCTCATAGTTACATTACACGGATTCACTCCCCTCAAAGACGATCTCTCCATGCGTTTGTTGTCCGAGAGGCTGACCAAGCAAGCAGATGTCCTCAAGCTCAATATGACGCACTGTCATTTGAGGTCCATGGATGAAATGGCCGAAAGTGCCAACGAGTATATCAGGCCTCTCAAGAGTGTCTATGACAAGATCGTATTGGTGGGGCACTCCATGGGAGGAGTCCTCGCTGCGAGGATGTTACAGGACGAATCAGAGGGTGTGGACGCCCTTGTGGGGCTTGCTGCACCCATGAGGGGACATAGATATCCCATACTGTCCAAAATGGGCTTACCGGGGAAGGAAATGAGCCCTGATAGCGATTTCATGAACAGCTTAATGACAAAAAGCCCAGTAAAATCACTGGGCCTCCTGTCTCATATCGATTTACTTGTATCCAGAAAATCTGCATCGCGCTTCTTTCACGAAACGCAATCAATTCCTTGGACTAACCATCTGTCGCTCGTCTTTTCGAGAAGAGCATATGCCGAAATTGCTGCCTGGATCGATTATTCCATCTTTGACAAGGATCCTACCGTAGAAGATAAGACTGATGGCGATCTGTTCATCGCAGAAGTGAAAACTTACTCCGTTTAGTTCAGTCTTCCTCGAAAGGGTCGATGTAACCGAACTGTTTCATGTTTTCTTCGTAAGTCATGATGGTTTCCATTCGACCAGCGATGACATCTTCAATGACATCAGGAACTTCATCACCTGATTCTTCAGCAATCTCGTGTATCATCTTCCACTCGTCTCCGCTGAAGGGAATCGGCACTATCTGGCCCCAAGGAAGAGAAATAAAGATGATACGATTGGACTCATAGTCCTGATCATTGAAATCAGAGTCATCAGGAAGAATCAGACCAGTCGCTTGGTCCACTTCTGGTTCTTTCTCTGCTTCTTCAGTATCATTCTTTGTTTCTTTGCGGAACAACGGCATGAAAGCTTCATAAAACCACAGCTTGATGACTTCTAGCGTTGTTTCGACAAAAAGTCTTGCTTTTTCTTTGGCCATTGTTCAACAAACTCCTTATATTGTATTTCGTCCAAATGGTCAACCATCATAGTACCGAGTAAATGGTCATTTTCGTGTTGGATGACTCTTGCGGTCACCTTTTCGGCTTCTAATTCATAAAAAGAGCCATTTTCATCATATGCCTGTAACAGACAACTGGCTGGTCGCTCAATCGAAAAAAACACGCCTGGAAAAGATAAACATCCCTCCACGAATTCTGAACTGCCTTCGAATTCGGAAAGAACTGGATTTATTGCAGTTTTCAGTTCTCGATTGTGCATGAACACGAAGACAGATTCAGATTTACCTATTTGGTTAGCCGCTAAGCCTAAACCGTCATTACCAAGGCAGAGTTCTTTCAAATGTTTCACTAGAGTTAGTGTTTTGTGAGAAATTGACGTTATCTGCTGAGTTGATGGAGTAGAAGTTTCCAGCCTCACTGAAGAAGTGGGTATTTCCAGCCTCCGGTTGCCATACAGTTTCAGTGAACTTCTCATCATCAAATAGTTCGATTTGTTGACCCGTAATCTGCCTGAATGTCTTCAATGTAATCATCCCAATCTATTCCGCATGTCCTGCATTTAATAGTTATCATCGTACTGTCTAGCTTATTGCTTTCCACGACCAGATTCTGTGAACCGCAGTCAATACAAATATCGTAGTATTCGATTTCGTTATACATTCTCCATCACTTTGTTCTGAATGGCTTTTGCTAAGTCTAAATCACTAGCAAGATCACGGATAGCTCCGTCTCGACCCTGCGAGAAGGAATCTCCTTCTTCATGGTCTAGTACTGCCTCACCGAACTTAACCCAGCTCCCTGCCATATTAAAAATTCCCATTTCTATAGCAGCGTCGAAAACACAACCCATTTGGCTAATCCCATGCCCATAGATGATGTCAAATTCAGCTATTCTGAATGGTGGAGCCATCTTATTTTTTATAACCTTGGTCTTTACACGGATGCCTGCTTCATCAGAACCATCCTTGCCCTTGATCGCTTCTTTTCTTCGAATATCGATTCGGACAGAAGCGTTGTAGCGTAATGCGCGACCGCCAGGAGTAGTTTCGGGGTTGCCGAACATGACACCGATCTTCTCTCTCAGCTGATTGATGAAAATCACCACTGTGCCTGTTCTATTGACCGTCGAAACAAGTTTGCGCATTGCCTTCGACATCAGACGAGCTTGAAGTCCCATATGTTGAGCTTCCATGTCTCCATCGAGTTCAGCCTTAGGAATCAAAGCTGCAACTGAGTCGACAACAATGACTTTTAGGTTCCCAGTGGAAACCAACTTGTCAACAATGTCAATGGCTTGCTCACCATAGTCTGGTTGGCTGATCAGGAGCTGATCATGTCTTACTCCGATCTTTCTGGCATATTCTGGATCCAATGCATGTTCGGTATCCACATAAGCACAAAAATGACCCTTCTTCTGGGCCTCGGCAACCACTGATAGGGCTAGAGTGGTTTTACCAACTCCTTCGGGGCCAAATATCTCAGTGATTCTTCCTTCTGGCAAACCACCAATGCCTAGAGCCCTATCAAGGGTCAATGCACCGGTTGAGATCGCTGGCCATTCCAAAGCCTTGTCACCATCGAGCTTGAATATGGTTCCTTTGCCATATTGCTTGTCGATGGCCCCCATGGCAATCTCTAATTGCTTTAATGTCGTCTCGTTTGAGATCGATTCAGTCTGAGGCATTTTTAGCCTCTTGGATTTTTACTTTGTTCTTGATTTCCTTGATTTTGCGCTCGATTCCATCAAGCAGGTCTTCAAGCAGGATTTCTTGTCCATCAAGCAGGATTTCTTGGTCTTCGCCATAGTGCTTCTTGACTTTGACCTTGAATTCATAAAGTTTCTTGAGATGAAGCTCCGGACTACGTTCGTATTCCTGGAGTGTTTTGTTTTGTGTGTCCATAGAGTACACTATAGTGCATATAGGACGTACAAGCAACTGAGGAGGTTTATTTGACTGAAGAATACGATCCGTATAGATCAACTATTGAGCATGCGAAACATAGGCTTGAAAAAGTCAAAGATATTTCGTATATTTTGAATTTCTGGAAGTGCATCGGGCGAACCCAAATGCCAGAAGTGCCAGAATGTGAAAACATTCCAGAATGGGAAAAAAATCTCAATATTTGACCATTGTCGACAAGACCTGAAAAGCCTCCGTTTTAAACGGGGGTTTTTTTGTTGAAGAAATCGCTTGACGGGACTTGACACGTATGATACCCTATTAAAACAAACAAGAAACTCTCTTGACCCTAAAGAACGCAAAAACAACTTTTATTCAACTCAGCAAGCAGCTTCGAGCAAAAACGTTGTTAAGTAAGGGCAAGGGAGTTTTTTTTATCTTCAAATCCATGTTTTGACGGTATTATTAAGAGTGTAAACTTGTTTTATAGTTTTCTTGACATGGAGATACAGTATGCAACTGTACGAGATAAAATATTCGGAAATAGACTGTTATGTAAAATTCAAAGCGCTACAGCCTGCAGATATTGAAGAATTCCAAATGTCTTTGGGGGAAGCCACCGAAAAAGACTATATGCATGCTGTGATAAGTCACTTCATCTACAATATCAATACAGATATAAAACCTAAGCTTCAATGGGTAAGTCCAGAGGCGGGAAAGCGATTAATCCAAGCCCTGTACCAAGGATGTGTGTTTCTAAACCCAGGACTTGATCCAGACATCTGGACAACACTTACGTATACCCAGTTAAGTTCTACAAGGGAACTGAGCAAGACTCCTACTGTTGAAAAAGAAAAAAGCGTTGAAATAGAACCAAAACGTAAACCAAGAGCTATATCTCGCAGTAAAATCATTTCCCTGAAGGATACTTTGAATGAAAGTGTTGTCGGACAGAACGAAGCCATAGAAATCCTCCATACAGCCCTCAAGAGGTCACTGACGGGCTTGTCAGACCCAGAGAAGCCTCTCGGGGTGTTCTTGTTCGCTGGCTCGTCTGGGATCGGTAAGACGCATCTAGCAAAAACGCTGCATACACATCTTTTCGGCACTAAGAGTAAATTATCACGAATCGATTGCGGTGAATACCAAGAAAAGCATCAAGCACTGACTTTACTCGGTGCTCCACCTTCCTACGTTGGCTATGATGATGAAAATGGTGGATTGCTTTCTCAGATCATTGAGAAAAACCCTCAAACGGTTCTTTTGTTGGATGAAGTCGAAAAAGCGCACCCATCGTTGTGGAATATCTTTTTGAGAATGTTTGATGAAGGAAAAATGACGGATTCTCGTGGAGTCACTCTCGACTTCACAAAATGCATAATAATCATGACCACAAACCTTGGAAACAGCAAAGTCGTCAAAGACTTGACTGGAAAGTCAGTAGGTTTCGGTTCTAGAGTAAATACCATCTATAGCACGCAAGAATTGCCGGATCACAGCACTGTAACCGAATATGTGAGAGAAGCTGTCAAGGATCACTTCAAACCGGAGTTTATTAACAGAATTGATGATATTATCGTCTTCAGGCATTTGAACCTTCCAGAATATAATGCGATTGCCAAATTAGAGCTTGATAACACTTTGAAGAAGTTAAGCAATAAAGGCATCGTTGCTCACTTCGATGAAACGGCTGTTTTGGGGCTTGTCGAAGAAGGAGTGGATACAATCCAGGGTGCTCGTGGCATGACTAAAGTACGCAGAAATAAGATAGAGAATGTGATGGCAGATCTAATTATTGATTACAATTTAAAGAAGGGAGCAAAATTTACTGTTTCCTATGACACAGACTTCATTATCAATATAGTGATGCCTAAACAGAAAAAGAAGGCCCAAGAATGATAAAAGGCGCTGTAAGAGCAGGTAAAAAAGTTGGTGGTGTTTTTGGCGGTGCTAATGATGTTGCTCGCGGTACAAAGCGTGCAGTAAAGGGTTTAGTCGGTGGAACGCAAGGTATGGCAAGATCTTCCGGCATGCAGTCTTCTACAGGAAGAAACTATGGTGCAGCTATGAGAGGCAAAGCTGCTTCTAGAAGAATGCCTCAAACAGTGGATACCTCTGCATCCTTAATGGGTAAGGGTTTGAGCACAATGCGCAAGCACAAAGTAAGAACCGGTATGATAGTTGGTTCTGGAATGGGCGTTGCCGCAGCGGTGCGAAGCGGTTCAGGAACTGACCGTGGCTCTACCAGTATGTATAGGTACTGATTATGCTAGGCATCGGTGCAGGAGTTAGGGGAGCTAGCAGCCTCATCGGCAGAAAAGTCGGAGCCAGAGTCACCAAACCTGCACGTGCTGCCGCTAGATCGGCTGCAGCGTCTTCATCTCGCGGAGCCCGGATTGGTAGGACAGAAGCCGCAAAACATCCGGGATACATTATGGACGCAATGCGAGCGGGCAATCGGCAGAATGCCAGAAAAGTAGGACAAGAAGCTTACAATGCAAGATTTGCTCTAACAAAGAAAAGAATGGCAAGAAACAGTGGCATAATCGGTGCAGGTCTAGCTGTGAATAGTATTGGTGATCAAACAAGCACAAATCAGAATACATTTGCCACAAGAAGAATGAGACACCAAAACGTTGGCATCAGTAGTGGTGCCTTACAGACCTTTGACATGTATTCAAGGTCCATTGGTGGAATGTAAATAAAATATGTAAAATGTTAGGAGTGATTATGGCAAGACGTTCAGATTGGCGATCTTACATAACTGAAAATGGTGATTTTGAATTACCGAGTTATCTGTATAGAACCATCAATGAATTGATGAAACAGACTCTAGATATGGGGACAATGATCTCCGATGACAGCGCTAAGCTCAGAGCCTATAAAGAGCAAGTAAAAAAGACTTTTAAGTCTCGTTGGTACAACCTTGCCGAAGCTTTAGAGCATTTTGAGCTTATCGAACCTTGTGGTTGCGATGAGACAGATTTCTGCAAAGTATGTGGTGGATCCAGATACAGATTGAGTGCCTGGCTGAGTCCAGACGAAATGCAGGAAATTTCTATAGCCATAGTGAGTGGCGGAAATCAAGAGCTTGAAGACAAGCTCCAAAGAGGCCTAGCGGAAGCACTCCATGAGGTGGATAGTGGAATGTCCAGCATGCAATAGCGAGGCCATTGATCTTGTCATAATTCGCAAAACTGAGACAGACAAACAAATATGGACTTATATATGTTATGGATGCTTATCATTCCTTAACCAGTACTATAAGAACGTTGAACTGGTAAAAGAAGAATGGAGTTCGCTACATGGGCGAAGAGATTGAGAAGAAACAACTAGATGATGATCTAGCCAAGAAATTGGAAAAGACCAAGTTTCTTGAAGAGTTCAGTGAGCTGAGACCAGACCTCTATTTCCCGAAAGAGTGGAATGAAGAGGAACGAGAAATGGCACTGGAAGATCTTCGTCCTTCCAGGACCAAGAACGCAATGTTTACTTCTATCCCAATGAAGTGCAAGGCAGAAAAATGTATTTTTCATGACTCCTGCCCCCTACAGCAAAGGGACGCGGCACCGAAAGGCAAGCCATGTCCTATTGAAATGTCTTTGATAATGCAATTCACGGAAGACTATATGGAAGAACTACATGTAGAGCCAGACAATCTTGTTGAAGTATCGATGATTAGGGACCTAGTAGATCAAGAAGTTCAATACATCAGGAAGTCCAAGATGTTGGCCAAAGAAGACTTCATTCAGGAATTTGTGGTTGGTATTTCGCCACAGGGGGAAGTCATCACCTCAGAGCGTCTCCATTTGGCGGTGGAGTTGGAAGACAAAATTCATAAGCGCAAAAAAGACCTTAGAAACAGTTTGATGGCTACTCGTGAAGCTAAAGCCAAAATAGGTCGAGGTCAACTTGATACTGCTCAGTCACTAGCAAATATCTTTGAAGATATCCGTCAAGTTGAATTGGAAAATGAAAGAATGATCAGACTCAAATTGGGTACTGGCGCTAAAGACGACTATATCGATGCACAGGTGATATCTGACGATGAGACCGATAACAGGTAAAATAAGCTTTGGCGAATTCGATAGAAACCAGAGCGAAGCCTTCTTCCGAAGGATGGAACAATTAGAATCGAAAGTCAGAACTGCCTTCATTGCAACTGGAGCAGAAAACGCTGGCGAGATCTTTGACTCCGCTATAAATATGGGAGAAATTCTCGGAGCCTTACCCAAGAATCAACGAGATAGTCTGCTGCGAGACTATAATGAGCTTATAGGCTTCAATGAGATGGTAAGTAGACACGGTGCTCAAATTAGCAGGTATACCACTGCTGGAGCAGATCGTGAACTTGGAAAATTCAATGTAGATCTACGACCAGGACCAGATGGGAAGCTAAATCCTAAAGCTGTTATATTTAACAGAATGACCCTAAATCAGCATTATCAGACAGGAGAGTGGCAGGGCGGCAGAAATATTCTTAAATCTTCGCATTTAAGGAACATTTCGCAGGGAATGCCTGAGATCAAAGCCGGTGCAAAGATATTGGTTTTCGATACCGAAACTGCATCCCTCGGACTTGGTAATGTGCGTGAAATCGCTGCATATAGGGTGAACAGCAAAATGCTTGATGATGGGAAATTTATAGTCGATTCCCCAACCAAAAAAGTCTTTCACGAGCATCTGAAGACAACTCCTATGAAGCTCGGTGCAATCACTGATGAGAAGGGCAGGGTCAAGACCCTTGGCCAGGTAATTCAGGATCAGATTGGGTTTCAGTTTGCAGACGGTGGAGAAGGTGACGGCGATGCATTCGCAAGAGTAATCAAGGATTTCCTGAATGAGATCATTGACTCTGATCATATCGTTGCTCAGAACATTCAATTCGATATTGGTCAAGTTTTTCAAGGAGCCAAGAAGACATCGACATATAAGCGCGATGCCAAATTTAGAGCATTAGTGCAACATGCAGAACGTCATATGGATGGCAAGATAATCGATACACTGGAATTAGCGCGCATGCATCTTCCGGATTTAGAGGCAGCTCCTGAGATTAGATTTGGTGGAGCTGTTTCTTCTCATTCGCTTGAGAACCTGCTTTTGCAGACAAATCTGTCTGAATTGATTTCGGACGATATGGGCGAAGATGCTTTCCTTGATATGTTGGGTGCCCGCAAAGGAATGGGTACGGTTCACGCTGCTGATGTCGATACCCGCATTGAGGGTTATCTCTTTAAATATCTAGCAGAAGATATGAGTGATAAAGACGCACCAAACAGACTTGTGGAGAAGCGTCTCACGAACATGCACGTAAGGGCTTCGCTGGCTAGATCTTATGCTCCGACTCCTGTGACGGCAATCAACAATATAGGTCATATCGATACTGCTGTTCAACAGCGTTTGTTTGATAAAAACCTTATAAAGGTGATGGACGAAAACAATAATACCGTAAGTGCCAGAGATTATTATAAGGGCGATATCGAAGCAATGCGCGCAGATCTCAGCGGGCCAGAAACCCCATTCGCCAAGTTCAGTATCACCCCTATTGAGCAGCAAGCTTTCCTACAGAGAAAACTGGGGGCTACTATAGGTGAAGTTGGAGACTTGCGCAAAAGTGGTTCATTTGGCAATAGTTTTGCAAATTTTGCAGGAGCAGATGTAACAGGCAGCGGTTTCTTAAATGCTACTGGAGAACTAAGCGCCAAAGGTGAGCTTCCATCTATGGGCGCATATAGTAGGTTCCAACACCAAGCAATGGCTGCGGGCGATCCTCTGAGCGTCCTGTCTTTACCAGAACGTATGGTCACCGAAGGCATGCATCGAGCTACGATGATGAATCAAGGACTTATGGCATCGTTGCCTGCAGCCGAGCGAGAAGTCGCAGGACTCATGGGTGACTTGGGTACATCATATTTTGAACCCACCGCCAAAGCAAAAATCATTGGTAAGAGCAAAAAGGTGGCACTGCCCCTAGAGATTTTGAGGATGGCCGAAGAAGCAGGTCACCTTACTGGTACAAATCTGAGACAGGATGCTTCAAGACCCCTTGATATGCTGAGGGTTTCGCCGTTCACATATCCCAAGAACAATACACCTGCTGCCAACTTCATGCTGGATATTTCCTCAAGAGATCTCGCTGGTCTTCATGAATACATGATGACAGTTGGGGGAGAAGATAGAGTGAAACTCTTGGCTGGATTAGGAGATAATTCCGTTTATGATGTGATTAGCGCGTTGAGCGAATCAGCTGAACAAGGCAAGGCAAGCATTGTAGTTGGCCAATTGAGTGGAAAAGCAGCAGAAGCAGCGCATAAGGTTCTTGCCCCATTTTCCAACTCACGCCAAATCATGAATGACATGACAGAAATGACTTTCAGGGCACCACTTCTTGGCAGTGATGGCGGGACAGTTGGTCGAGTTGGTGCTTTTATGGCGGATAAGCTCATGACTGAGGGTGAGCGAGTACAGGCTTCTGATGTTGCCAGAAGGGCGTTCCAACGTCAGGGTCAAATGCAAGAATTGGCAGCTGATGGACTTTTGGTCGGCGCAAATGCTGCAGACAGAGCACGCAGATCATTGGGTGGCGCTGGCTCACAGATGAGAGAAGGACTTTCATTGGGAGCAGCAAGAGGTGCTGATATGGTACAGGCTCTTTCTAAGAAGCTTCCTCTAGTTGGTGTGGGCCTTGCTGCAGCTTTGATGGCCAAAGTCGGCTATTCTGAGTATAAAGAGCGTTCCCTATTGAATCAGACGTTCGATTTCCAGGGATATGAATCAGGAACCGATTACTATAGCTTGCAACAGCAGATAGAAACAAGAGGTTCATCAAGATATGTAGATCCTTTGAGTACAGCTGGTGTTGTGGGCAATATGCATCAAATACAACGAAATCATTCAGCGATGGGTCCCAATAAGGATCAACATCTTTTCGCAGGAGTCATTTAAATGTTAGGTATCGGTCAAGCCATGAAAATTCGTGGCAAACTACATAAGCCGCTTAGAGATGCTTCTAGCTTCAGAGGAAAAGCCTTTATGAGTGCAGCTGCGCTTGCTGGTTTTGGCGCTTCAGATCCGATTGAATCCACCTTGGCAGAATTTGAAAGATCTGCAATGGGAGATGAGAATTATTCGGAACGCTTGCTTGGTAGGCAAATGGGCGGATATGGGTTTTTAGCAGGTCTAGGCCCTATTGGCCCATCTGCTACCCATGGTTTTCAGGGAGCAATGCACGGAGCGGTGAGAGGCTCCTACTCTGGTTCTACGCTTGTATCCAATGCAGGCTCATACTCTTCTTATTCTCCCAATACAACGTATTCCACCAATACACCCCCAGGATCGATGGTCTTTGGCATGTTCAATAGTAGAATGTCTTAAAAATGGATTATAGCGCAAACCAACCAATCACGCCAGTTCAGGGCAATGAGCCATTTGCATTGAGAGCTACGGATTCTATTCCTGGTTTTGTTGTCGGTGCATTTTTCAACGCAGGTAGAGGTTCTAGGACCATCAGAACTGGTGTCTCCAAGAAGGGTTGGAGCAATACCAGCAGTATGTTCAGAAGTGGTATTCCAAATACGGTTCGTCCAAAAAACTGGCGACGTTTTGGTCACTATGATGCATTTTATGACGATATGGGCAAGACTTATAGTCCATTTCAGATGTTGGCCAAATTTGGTAATGCTGCGGCCACAAAAGGCAATCTGAGTGCTGAAGGCAGCAGACTTGGGGGATATGCCACACAGGCACGCAGAGAAGGCCTCCTCACAGCTAAAGGTGATCCGAGAATTTTTGGTGCTGGCACTCTTGCTAGATTCAGTGCGCAGACTCAAATAAGTGCAGGTGCTGCAGGTGGAGGACTTTCCAACTTCCTCGGTGATGCAGCCAAAAGATTTGGTCAGACCGGCGGCAGTAAAGCAGCTTATGGTATATCTGCAATGGCTGCTAGAAATAGTCCTGCATCCAGAGGCGCAGCTGTTGCTATGACGGCACAGGGCACCATGAGCAGAACTTTCCTTGGTTATTCTGCTGTGGCACATGGAGGCGCTGACATTGGAGCGTCTAGATTAGCTGGGGGTTTAGGCTTTGGTAGTGTTGCCCAAGGAATGACATCAGCAGCAGACGATCTTGCTAAAGCGGGAATGAGAATTAATTCCGCAGGAAGCATTCAGGTAAGATCAGCTGGTAAAGCCTTTCTTCAGTCTGGAATGGCAGGGCCAGAAAGTTTTCGCAGAGTAGGTAATACTCGTGCTTTCACTGGAGCATTTCGTGCAGGAAACAAGGCAGGCATGAAAGTTGCCGGTACCAGGATGCTTGGGACAGTGGCTCGCAGGGCTCCTGTTATTGGTCAGGCTATGATTGCCTATGATGTCATGAAGCTTGGTGGAGAGGCTATGAAGTCTGGAGTTTCTTTTGCTGGAGATGCAGTTGAGTCATTCCAGGGTTCAATTCAAAAGCCCATATTTGGTATGGGTTATAAAGATACACAATTTGCTGCAACCTCTAGAGCGAGAGGAGTTATGGCAATTCAGAATAGTCGTCTAAACGCTAGAAGTATGATTGGAAGTGAAGCGGGAGCCATGGCTGCCCATTTCGGATAATGTTAGATATTAGAAAATCCCACAAAGAATTTAGAGCAAAACTTGAGGCCCTCAGTAGAGAAGACCTGCTCGAAATTATCGAGGCTCAAGATCCAGAACTGATCAAGGGCATCAATAGAATTGAATGGGTGTTCGCTAACAAGCTGCAGCACCTCAATTGGTCGACAGGCGAAAGAATTGAAGGTCGAGATCTCACCAAGAGAGAACTGGCACTCCTGGTAGACATTCCCTTTGAATTCTCTGAAGAGCTGTCCAAAATGGGACTAAGCGAGAGACAACAGAGAGATCTTCACGTTGCTTCGGATCCGATTCTATGGGCGAGAAGCTATCTCAGTGCAAAGCCCAGAGTTTATCAGATCATGATCCTTAGAGATGAGTCTCCTTTCCGGATCCTGCGAGCAGGACGACGACTCGGGAAAACTTGGACGATGGCTGTTCTGTTATTGTGGTATTCTTACATAACAAACAATGGCAAGAGCCTAGTAGTAACTCCTATGAAGTCCCAGGCTGGTCTAATTTATGATGAATGTATTAGTCTTGCTAAAGCAGGTGGAATTGTCAATGAATCCATAACACGTTCAGTTATGAGCCCAAACCCTGAAATTAATTTCTCTAATGGCAGCTCGATACGATTCTTCACCTCTGGCATGAAATCCAATAACAAATGTTTTACCCCTGATCATGATGTTTTGACTGCAGATAGTGGTTGGAAATCTATTGTGGATCTTGAGGCTGGTGAGCAAATCATGTCTTTTGATCCTGAAACAAATGATATGGTTTGGAAGACCGTAGAGCATATGTGGGAATATGAATATGACGGAGAGATCATAGATTATAGTGGTAGACAAGCATCTTATGCTGTAACCCCAAATCATAAAATGATATGCAAGACAAGAAGCCCAAATAGTCAATGGAGCTTTAGGGAAGCAAAAGACATGATCAACAATCTTGTATTACCATCTGTATCAGGAAAGATTGTTCAAGATGAAACAAACCAATTTTCAAAAGAAGAACTGGAACTTTGGGGCTGGTGGCTAGCAGAAGGTTCTGGCTTTATAGGTAAAATGGTTCGACTATCTCAGAGTAAGGAAGATGGACGAAACCGAATGATAGAATTAGCTCAAAAAATGGGTTTGCACTATACTACTCCCAAAAAAGAAATCAGGATAGAATGGAAACCTCCCATTTTTAGCGGCATCAATGCATACGATAAATTTATACCCAGAGAATTATTGGTAGAAAAGAATAGGCAATCGCTACTTGACGGATTGATTGGCGGAGACGGCTGCCCCATGCAAAATGGATGGTCTTATGGTAGTTCTTCATGGGCACTGATCAATGGAGTTCAAGAACTTGCTATTTCTTTGGGTTATAAGTCTAACATGAATAAACAGAAAATAACTTATGAATATTTGAGAAATGAGCCCTCTGATCATTGGCGTGTTTCAATTATGGAAGGTAAGCAGGAAACTTTTACCAATATTGAAAATCAAGAGATAGTACACTATAAAGGTCAAGTATATTGTCCAACCGTTCAAGACACCGGAGTGCTTTTGGTCCGTCGAAACGGCAAAATTCATATCAGTGGGAACAGCGATGTTACTCGTGGTCAGGAAGCCCACTTGATCGTTTTGGACGAGCTTGATTACATGGGTGAAGATGACATGGACGCACTTCTTGCTATGCTTCAGAGAACGGATGAGAATCAGCCAGAGAAGATGCTTGTTGCTGCGTCGACCCCATCAGGTCGTAGAGCCAAGCTGTGGGAGTGGGTTAATTCTAGTCGATTTAAGGATTACTGGTATCCTTCGTATTGCAACCCATATTGGAGTCTCGATCAAGAAGAGTATTTCAGAGAACTGTATAGTGAGATAGGTTACCGACACGAAATTGAAGCAGACTGGGGCGAAGATGCAGATGGTGTCTACCCCAGAAAGTATGTTGATAGGTGTTTTGTACCAGATCTATCTGATGATCCAGAACAAGAAGATAAGAGTTGGGAATATCAAGTTCCAGCCCATAGGTTCAATGATCCAGGATCCTTTACTGTGTTTGGTGTTGACTGGGATAAGTATGGGGCCGGGACCAATATTGTAGTCCTACAGATGTTCGAAGCCGGATATCACGATCCCGCTTTGGCCGGAAGTATGAAATTACTCTACAGAGAAGAAACTGCTAGAGAGGAATATACTCTTACCAAAGCTGTTGATCGACTGATAGAAATGAATAAGATCTTCCAGCCTCACTACATCTATGTGGATAGAGGATTCGGTGAAGCACAAGTTGAGCTTCTGAAGAAGTATGGAACACAGAATCCCCATACGGGTCTAGCTACAAAGGTCATTGGTGTCTCATTTGCTGAGACTATCGAAATGCCTGATCCTTACACCGGTGTTAAACAGAAAAAGGAAATCAAACCTTTCATGGTTGACACATTGCGTCAATACCTGGAAAAGGAAGCAATTTCATTCTCAGGTAGAGACGAAGAGCTTTATCTGCAGTTGATATCTTATATTGTAGCAAGAGTTACCCCAACAGGTAGACCGGTCTTCGAAATGGCTGGTTCTAGTGCAGATCACTGTCACGACGCTTTGATTTTGGCCACTTTGGCAATCAAGCAAAACTATGATGATTTGATGATGTATAAGTCAACAAATTATGTCAGAACCATAAGAAGTAATATCATAGATCCCCTTATTGCGTTGTCTACGAATTCTTCAGAAAGATCTGCGGAAGAAGATCTCATAGAGGAAAGATTCGAGTCAAAAAGTATGGCTCCTGTTAAGATAAAGAGATCTAATACAGTACGACGTGCCAAGATAAGAAAAGGCATATCTAGGAGAATGTTCTGATGTCACGTGATGATGATATAAATTATTCTGGTCCAAAGAAAGAATGGGGAGCGCTTCCAGGCGGCGATGCACCCTTTTTCACTAATAGAAGAAGAATTCGAGAAGGCAAATATTCTAATTTAAATTTATTGAAAAGAAATCTTGAAATTCTCATCAACGAGACAACAGATACAATTATCGAATCAGAGAAGATTCTAAGAGATTATAATCTCAGTATTCCCGAAGGTGGTGAACTAGAAAAAGCACAAGCAGCTGAATGGCCAGATGCACTTGGAACTCCAAAAGATTATATCACTTTTGCTGAACATAAAACAATGAATTACAGAAGTACCAGGGGTTCCAATTTTATCAGGAAAGAATACAATAATGCGGTTCGAGGTCCTTGGGGGACGACCGCAGCAGATGTAGCAAATGGATCCGAAAATCTCAGAAGTGAAGCAGTTAGAATATCTAATTTTATAGACAACTACATACCTCAGGAGACAAATGAGCCGAGCGAGCATCGTGCAATCGAACTATTCCAAGACTGGACGCTCCAAGCGATTGAGAACTCAGGGCAGTTCAGGTATCTCATCGCAGCGAAGGATAAGGCACCGGAACGCTATTCCAGATCCGAATTGGATAAGACATCACCCGCCGAAGCTAGAAACTACCAAGCTATTCTTCAAGTACAGCTAAACCAAGCATCGATTGAAGTAGATAAGCTACAGGAAGATCTCGGAAAACATCTTGGCACGAATGCAGAACTTTTCTACGATTCCTATCTAGGGCCATCTTTAGAGTTCAGAAAACAGGTCTCAGCTAATATGCCCGAAAAGGGTACTGGTGTTTTGGGATCTGATATGGCTCATGCATCGAGAGTCTTTGATGAAGATGCTAAATCCATGCTATCTGATCTTATGCGTAGGAATGAAATCTTCATACACAAGTCAGGCACTTTGATTGCAAGAATCGCTGAATCTGACATGCGCCGCAAGACAATTCAGAATCTGGCCCTCAAAGGCTCAATGCCGACAAATCCATTTGTATCGAATGATCTTATTACTGCAGATATAGATCACTTTGAAATCGAGTACGAAGGATGGATTGACGAACTTGAAGATCAAGCTACTCCCAATTATGTAAATCCCATATATAAGACTTCCACTGATAATAGATTCAAATCAGAACATAATAAAATCACAGGCAGAGATGTGGACGATGCACACTCTCAATATTTACTCAGAGACAATGGATCCATAACCGGAGACATCTATGTCGCATCAGGTGCCAAGATTGACGGTGTTGACCTAAATACGCACACACATAGTGGAGCTGATGGATCTGCCCGGATAAGTGGTTCCTCAATTATTACTGGATCACTGCCAACAAGTGCTTTTGATAACACTGATATCTTAGACGGAATTGCTAATTTTAGACTAATAGGCTATAGTACTACTATATCTCCCATCACTGGAGAGACAGTATATGAAGCCACCATTGGTTGGGCAGGCGAAGACGGTAAGCAGTTTGAGGTTCAAATAGCGAGGGTAACATAGTGACTTGGTGGAATAATTCATATCTGTTCAGGCGAGAACTTACACTTGACACAATCAGCAGTGATACATCCCCAATTTCTTCTCTGGTCGAAATTTCTCTGAATCTTTCTACTCTTATCGCGAATGGAACCATGAGGAGCGATACAGAAGATCTGGAAATCATTTATGAAACAGATGATGCCACTCCTTCTTACAATGTCCTGGGAAGACTGACAACACAACAGGGTTTTGGCCCTGATCCTACTCTTCATCAATGGATAATTCGATTTCAGACTTCTACGGAGATTCCAGATGCAGGTAAGGTTTATATGTATTATGGGAATCCAGACTTATCCGATCAACCATCACGTCCTTCATATAGCAACTTGGAAAGACCAATTGATGTATTACCAGACGATCCTAAGGTCTCGTATACAAGACCAGGAGAAGATTGGATAGATGGAAGTTCATATATTCCAGGTGCTGTCGCAACATTCTCGTTTTTTGGTCTTTCTGCGGGTGTAGTCTTGGCAACAGGACAAGAAAAAGGTATTGCCAGAGTGACCGCTTTTCCCAATGTTCCACCTTCTCCAAGTATTGTTGATGTGGATACTTTTATACAGGTGCCAGTTATTAATGATGAATACATAGAGCAATTTTCTGCAACAATCAATGTGGCTACAGATAATGCTTTGGACAGACATGAAATGACAGTAGAAGTTTTGGGAGAGAAAAATCCTTCATCCCTATCAGAACTCATTGTGATTTCATCATTTACTTATAGCGGTGACGTGATTGCCACAATAGGTTTGGAAGAATTAAGACTTGAGAATTGGACTAGTTATGTGGGAGGAGGAATAGAATGACCACTAATTATACAAGAGTTCTGCCTGGATTGGTGCCGGGAGAAAAGTATGTCATCAGAGCCAGGACATTGAACGAAAACAATGTGACGTCTGAGTGGACTGACTCTATTCAGCTCACCATCCCATCTAGCGCAGATGAACTATTCGAAGTTCAGAATATTACAGTGATACCGGGTATCAAGATTCTATATTTGAGTTTTGATCCCAATACAGAAGCCGGACTTGTCGGATATGATATCTATGTCTCAGATACTCCTGGTTTTACAGCAGATGCAAATACCTTTGTTAAGACAATCCCACCTACTGATCTGACAGCCGTTGAATTTTTTGCTTACACAGACGCAGCAACTCCTGGATTATTCCCAATGGAGTCCGGCACAACCTACTATGTTCAATTATATGCTCGTGCCTTCAGTGGTGCTATCTCAGGTTCGGCAACAGAGGTTTCAGGCACCCCAGGACAGGTAGATAGCAATACAGTAGAAAGCCTTGTGATTGACAAGCTTCTGGCTGGCAACTTGAATGTTGCTATGACTCTTAATGCAGGTATTATCCAAACTGCTGAGACCGGCCAAAGATTCACTATTGATGGAAATAACTTTTATGGATACAGAAGTGATGGAACTACAATTTGGTATGATCTTGATGTTCCATCTGAGTCTCTTACTTTTTATTCCAACGAAGCAAGTCCTTCTACTCTGACTATTGACACTAGTGGAATAGTTTTGAATGGCAGCCTAAAAACAGCACTGGCTGGTTTGCGAACCGAAATAACAACAGGTGTTTTCACGGATAATGATCTACCAGGTGATTTTTTTACTGGCGTAAGATTTCTAACTGGATCCGATATCGAAACGACCAGTGGATATATTGCTACTAAAGCAAGAGGCTCCACACTAAATCCTTTGATAATGTTTATTAAGGGTCCTTCACTATCAACCATTGAAGGACCAAGTATAACACTTAGTACTTTAAGTGACTTCGGAAGCAGTATTGGAAACATAGCCATCAACGCTGGTACTCTCAGTGTAGGTGGCCAAATTTATCCCGCAGGTGGTTCGCAGTCAGCTGCCTTACCCGGTATTCGATTGTCTGGTAGTTTTTTTAACACAGGTATCTATGATGATGGTTTCAATTCAATAGGTTTCACTTTCCAGGGTACCAAAAGAGGGGCTATGACCAGTGCGGGTCTAAGAATGCTGAATGGTGATGCGACAGCCCCCGCATACTCATTTACTAGCGATACCGATAGTGGTATGTATTTTTTTAGTGCTAACCGAATCGGATTTGCCACGGCCGGAACCGCCCGCGTCACTATCGGCAATAATGCCCTATCACCCGCCGTCGACAATAGCTGGGACCTCGGATCAGGAAGCCTCCGCTACGACAACATTTTCGCCACCAATGGCACCATCCAAACCTCTGACCTGCGAGAGAAGACGTTGGTCGACGACGTGCTTGGACTCAGCTTCCTTCGCCGCTTGGACTCAATCGCCTACCGTTGGACCGAGGGCGGCATGCGCATCCACCAGAGCTACGGCGCACAGCATGTTCGTGATGCACTGTGTGCCGAGGGCCACGACCCGGCTGATCATGGAATGTGGATCGTTGCAAGCAATGAAGATGGAGTGATTGATCCTGACGGACGACAGGGTCTAAGGATGACCGAGATAATCCCGGTGATCGGTCGTTCCGTGGTTGAATTGGAAGATCGCATTACAGCTCTTGAGGAAGCATTAAGATCGAGAGAATAGTTTAACGCATGTTGCCTTATTATGGTCAAGGCGGTAAAATTAAGTTTGACTTATATATGTTTGGAGATTAAAAATGTCAAAAGAAGAAGAAGTTATAGAAAAAGAACAACCAGCATTTGCAATTTTTTTATCAAATGATACTTTTGGGTACGAAACAAATATGACCCCAGAGGAAAGCATTTTCTGGTTGGATGTTGTGAAGACAAGTATTCTTAGTAAGGTGATCGGCGGTAATGAAGATGAGTGAACAGGTTACAGAACTTAATATTGATGCGGTGATGGAATCTTATAATCAGCGGATTTCTGATCTCACCCGTCAACTCATCATGACTAACGCTCAACTTATACAGGTTAAGAAGGAAAATGAAGAACTTTTACAGGTTCAGAAAATGATGAAAGAAGAAAAGCCGCCCACACAATCAATTAGTGGCTAGTTCCTGTCAGGAACATTCAGAGTAACATATCACATATTACTATAAACCCGAACGAGTTCACTGGGTTTTATAGGGGTTTATATGGCTTTAGCCGACTTTCTACCATTTAGAAGTTCCCAGACAAGGTCTGTTCTAGAAGATCTTGATCCAGAAGAGCGCAAACAGATAAGTACTGTTATGCGTATAGCTTCTCTCGCCTTGGGACAGAATAATACGCTGACTTCTTTCCATTCCGGCAGAAGAAGAGTCTTTGAAGAACCAGAACAAGACCTCAGTCGTATATACAATGCAATCGATGCTGACTCATATGCAAAAAGAGCTTTCGGGAAATACAATGAACTCTTTTGGAAAGAAGGCTGGGAGATAGTCAGCGAAAACTCTGATGCTGTTGATTATCTCTGGCAACGAATAGATTACCTTGAAATCGCGATGAAGCGACCTTTCCAAGAGTTTTTGATCGAGGCAATTGATCAACTCATCAAATTCTCCAATGTCTTCATTGTCAAAGCAAGAGGCGACCTCAATCCATACTATCCCGGTAAGCTGCGTTCCCCAGAAGGCAAAGAAAACATTGCTGGCTATTATGTACTGCCTACAGAAACCATTGAGATTCTGAGAGACAGACATAATCGACCCATTGCCTATAGACAAAATACGACTTTGAGCGAGAGTTCATATTCGAACAACAGAATGCCAAGATGGCCAGCTGAAGATGTAATACATATACACATTGATAAAAAGCCTGGTCGAGCATTCGGAACTCCTTTCGTCTCGGCTTCGCTGGAAGACATCATTGCCCTCAGACAAATTGAGGAAGATATTCAGAATCTCATACATAGAGAACTCTTCCCCCTATATAAATACAAAATAGGCACAGACGATAGGCCAGCATCAAAAGATGAGATCGACCAAGCCGAGATAGAGCTTGAGTCACTCAGAACCGAAGGTGGCTTGATCATGCCACATCGTCATGATCTTGAAGCTGTTGGGGGACAAGAAAATGTTCTAGATATAGATCCTTTCCTTTCCCACTTCAAGCAGAGAGTCGCAATTGGTCTTGGTGTTTTCCCTCATCATTTGGGTATGACCATGGATGGTGGCAATAGGTCATTGACTGATCGACTTGATGCATCTCTTTATGATTCAGTAAAGCATATTCAAAAGATAGTCGCTGACAATATCAGATTCCATATATTTAATGATCTTTTATGGGAAGGTAATTATGATCCTTTCGTCAGTCCGCACAGGAGTGACATGTCAGATCGTTGTGAATTAGAATTTAACGAAATTGATATCGATACTATGGTCAAGAAAGAGACTCACACCATTCAGAAGTTCTCATCTAATCTGATTACCGGTGAAGAAGCAAGACTGCAACTTAATATGAAGCCTGAATTGGATGAGTCCAAAACACAGGCTGCTTTAATGGCTAGAATGATGCCCGACCAGCCCAGTAAAACTTCTGGTGAGGGCGGCGGGGAGCCTAAGATTATAGACGTGACTCCCACATCAGCCAAGAGAACTCCCTCAATAGGTGGAGCACCCAATGCTCCCAACACGAACAAAGGAGCAAACAATATAATTAGACCAGCTAATCAGTTTGGCAGAAGAAATTCTCCAAATATTAGACGTTCGGAAGATGAACTTGATATCCTGGAAGAAGTTATAAGTTTACTAGATGAAGATGATTTTGAGGAGTGAACATGATCAATCTCAAAGACAGTGGTGCTAGACCAGGTAGAAATCCGGCTGCAGTATACCAACTCAGAGATGATAAGTATGAAGGTTTTGTCATAGCAGTTGAGAACAACCAGACGCAGTTGGCAGTTGAATACGCAGCTCATCTTGTGCGAGAACTTATTGTAGAAGTCAATGCGCTTCGAGAAGAAGTTGACCAATTGAAGCCTCCCGCCGAAGAAGAAACTCCTGAAGAATCGAAGCCTAAGGCCACAAAAGCTACTAAAGCCACGAAGGCCACGAAGAAGACAGCAGCTTCTGCATCTAAAACAGAAGAAGAATCAGAACCGGTAGATGAGAGTTGAGTTCTTAGGAGGCCCTAGAGACGGAGACTATACGTATCAAAACTATAGTCCTCCGACCCTTTTCTATATGCCCGCTTCTCAAGAAGTATCATCCTTTTATAGGAAGCCGGTTTCTCAGGAAGCGACATATATGTTTGCTGAATATTATGTTTATGAGCTTTCCGAACCGGTAGAGGGACATTCATATACCTATAAATATATAGGAATGAAAAATGGCTGATAGAAGACATCTCGTGGAGTCCGAACTGAAGTCGAGTTTCATTCTTGAGATTTCACAGGCAGAGATCAAACTGCTCTTGCAATTAGTCTTACTTTATCAAGCTGATAAACCAAATTCAGAATTGGCCAAGATATTTTTGACCAATATCAGACAACAGACAGATATACCAACAAGCCGTATTCTAAATAATGTTTATACAAAAATTCTAGAAGTTGATTTGAGAAGTAATAGACATTTATGTAAACTGGAATCTGTACCGTACATCCCATATGAAGAGTGTGAAAAAGAATGCCAAGATTGATAATAGGTTGTCCGGTTTTTAGAAGAGAGTGGATTTTACGTTATTGGTTCGAGTGTATAGAGAACCAAACTTTTCCTTTGTCAGATATGGGTTTCATATTTGAATTAGGGCCAGACGACGATGCAACTCATAATATTATCTTTGATTGGCAGGCGCAACATCCTGAAGTTTCAGTCTTCGATGCACGCATAGATACAAGTGGAGAACACCACGAACATCCTGAAGGACATCGTAAGTGGAGCTATCCCAAATATCAAAAGATGATAGAGATGCGGAATAATCTCTTGGAGAGAGTTCGTTGTATAGGTCCCGAAAAATACTTTTCATTGGATTCAGATATATTACTGCAAGACAAGACAACAATAGAACAGCTTTGGGAACTCACAGAACGTGAACACATAGATGCTGTTTCACCACTGATGTACATGACCCCCAAAGGTACAGAATATCCATCGGTAATGAGCTGGGTACCCGGTCCTCCCGGCAAAGCTAGAAGAGTACATGAGCAATATAATATCGGAAAACTTTTCCAAGCAGATGTAATTATGGCCGCAAAGATGATGTCTAAGCCAGTTTACAATACTATTAACTATAGTTTCAACAAACAAGGCGAAGACCTAGGTTGGTCTGAAGAGTGCGCAAAAAACGACTTCAAGCTTTGGAGTGCCTCCTATTTACACGGTGCACATATCATGTCTAGGAACGATTTAGAAAGATTTCTTATACATGGTGATGAGAGAATCCCATAAAAACTTATATAACGAATAACGATTATTACTATAATGCTTAGTCCTTTATATCATTTGGAGATATTTCATGGCTGGATATGAATTTACGGAGCACGTCACATACAAGGTGCCCGACGTATTTGAAGAATTGAATTCCTTCAATGAAGGCACGTTTGCTGAGAGCCATGGGCTGCTTATTGAGATCGCAGCTATTCATGAAGGCCTTACGCAGAACTATACATTCTATACCGAACAGGAATTGGAAGCATCTCTTACAAGCTGGACCAATCCTTATCCGAAACCAATTATTATAAACCACGATCTTAATGGGGATCCACTTGGCCGAATAATGGGAGCGAGAGTTGCCAAAGAAGCCGATGGAACCCCATTTGTGCAATTGCAGGCCGCTATTACTAGCGTTGAAGCAATGCAGAGAATCAAAGACAGACGTTACTTGACTGGTTCTGTTGGCGGAAAAGCCGAAGAGGCAGTATGTAGTATCTGTGATGTCGACTGGGCAAGTGAATCCCAGAAGCGCTGTAAGCATAAGCGAGGCCAAGTCTACTCCGGTAAATTAGCCGCTCTTCATATGCGAGGGATTCAATGGAAAGAGTATTCTTTCGTCAATGCTCCCTCAGACATGCGTTCTGGAGTGACTTCTGCATCTGTTAATGAGTCCGAGAATAATCAGGATTGGGTGCGCCCAATTCGGTTCATCGTTTTGGACTTGGATAATCAAGATGTTGTGCAACTCAATGAATCTGCAGCAAGTACAGATGTTTTGAGCACGCTCAAGAAAAAAGATATGAATCCAATGTACTTAGGACTCAAAGGCTCTTACCTTTCCGTAATGGCCGTTGAGGAAAGTTTAAGTGAAAATATTGATAATTCCGATACCTCTGATACTACAGGTAATGAGGTTGATATTCAATCACAGGAGAACCCCATGCCAAAAGCAGTTTCAGAGGAAGCCGAAATCGATCAAGATGATGACATCTTGGCCGCGGTCGAATCCCTAGAAGAGGAAGTAACCGATCCTGTCGAAGAAGCTGAAGTCGAGGCTGAGGCTGAGATTGTTTCGGAAGACGAAGATTCTGAGTCAGTAAAAGAAGATGAACAAACCGAGGTTACCTCAGAAGAGGAAGCCGTTAATGAGGATGTTGATTCTGACAATACTGATGATGAGACCACATCAGAAGAGTCCGAGAAGTCTGAAGATGACGAGTCTGAAGACGTGACTGAATCCGAAGTTGCCGAAGAGGCAACCGAGGAAGTCACTGAAGAGGAAACTGATGAGGAAGAAATTCAAGAACCAGTAGAAGCAAGTGAGCAGGCTGATGAGACAGAACTCGAAGAGGAAGACCCCGTTGAGTTACCAGTTGAAGAGCTAAAGTCACGAGTTGAAGTTCTTGAAGATGAAAACGCCCGGTTAAAGAGGCTTGTCAAGCGTCATCTGGTTGAAGATGTCGTCAATCGCAAGATCTCTGTGGGCATTGTCAATCCCGAGGATCGCAAGGAAGCTATTGAAGAACATTTCGAAAGAACTGCTTCGTCTCTAGTGGATACAATGCGTGATCTTGAGGGTATGACTTCTATTGAAAGGGAAGCTGGTACAGTTCCTCAGATAGAAGAAACATCTATTGCACTAAATCAAAAGAACGCATCATTCGTTGATGAGGCTGAAGAAGATTCACTAGACCCCAATGAGAAAGCTGAAAACTTCCTCGTTGATGTCTTGATGGGTCGTAAGCAGCTCCCGTAACTAAAATAGGAGAATTAAAATGACTCTAGGTCAATTCCGCAAAACATATGGCAAGAACGGTTCCGGTCGCTTCGTAGTCTCTGAGGGTGTTGCACCTTCGGCCTACCTGCTTCCTCACCCGGGTCTGCCCACATGGTACCTTGACATTGAAGACGATCGTTTCGAGACCGTCATCCCCAAGGGTACTATTCTCTCGGTCGTCAGAGATTCCAATGATGACTCCCGTATTGTGCCAGCTAATGGTACTGCAGTCGCCCAGGTTTGGGGAGACGCCGATACCGTGAACCTGCAAACAGGTGCAACGCCTACTGACGTTTCTGGTGACACTGATACTGTTACCGTTCCTGCTCGCTCCGTTCCAATCGGTTGCGCACAATATGACCTGCACCGTCCTTTCGATAAGGGCACCTCACAGGGCGCAGGCTGGATCACCCATGGTTATGTCGAGTGGCCGATGGTTCAGTCCATCCACAATGACATCCAGGTTGGCGATCTTGTCCGTCCTGATCACATGGGGCGTGCAGTTCCAGTTGCACCAACTGCTCTCGGTAACAACACCGAACTCTCCAACTATCCGTATCTTGCCGTTGGTAAGGTCATTGAGACGGAGTACTTTGCGACCAACTTTGATGATGGTCTCTTGAGCTACATGCAACTACCTTCTGATCCTGGTGCGCTTGCCACAGTGTTTGAGCTTACCAAGATTGGACCGAATACAGGCAAGCTCGGCATTCGTGCCAATCTTGACACCGCTGATGTTATCGGCGCATTCCGAGTCTCACTGACTCTCTGATCATAATTCAAATAGGAGGATATAATATAATGAGCAAAGAAATCAACGAACTTCTAAATAAGGCAGATGCCTGGGAAGATGCGTTGAACGAGGATGGTCACATTGGTGACGATCTAAGGGTCAGCATTTCTGAGGCTTTCGCTTCTCCAGATGCTCCGATCCTCTTTCCTAAGGTTCTTTCTCGTACCTTGAGAGAGGCTGCCGAGCCCCAGTTGCTCGTTACTCCTCTTCTTTCGGTCGTGCGCCTTGGTAAAGGACGTTCACTGGAATTCCCAGCTATCAACGCAATTCAGGCTTCTGAAGTTCCTGAAGGACAAGAGTACCCCGAGCAGGCACTCGCGTTCGCAAAGCAAGTCGAGGGCAAGGTCTCGAAGAAGGGTGTTAAGATTGCTTTTACCGAAGAGGTAATTGCTGACTCCCTTTGGGACATTGTTGGTCTTCATGTTCGTGCGGCCGGGCGTGCTATGGCTCGTTTGAAGGAACAAATTGCATTGTCGAGATTTGCGGCTGCGGCCACAATCGTTTTCGATAATGACAATGGTGCCTACAGCGATACCACTGGTATTAATTCCGCTGGTGTTGCTAATGATTCACTTACTTGGGACGATGTCATTGATATGGCTGCTGTTCTGATGGCAGAGAATCATATTCCCACCGACTTCATCATTCATCCGTTGATGTGGGCCTTGTTCCTCAAGGACGCACATTTCCATCAGGGTGGCGTTGGCGCTGCTCCTGCTTGGAACTACAACGTTAGCTCCAGGGAAGGTGCTGTTAATTCCAGCGCTCCACTTGGTCTGAATGTCCTGGTCTCCCCATTTGCAAGCTTCACAGCTGCATCCGGTGGTAACCCAGCGAAGTCTGATGTTTTCCTGATCGACCGTAACGAGGTGGGCGTTCTGCTCCAGCGTGACGATCTTTCAACAGACGAGTTTGATGATCCTACTCGTGACATCAGGGCACTTAAGCTCAAGGAGCGTTACGATATTGTGATGCTCGGTGACGGTGAGGGTATCACTGTTGCTAAGAACGTTGATCTGGTCCGTAACTACGATCTCCAGGTTGTCAATCAGATCTGATATCTGATAGTAATGGTTCTGGTGACGGGGAGGGGCGCAAGCTCCTCCCTTTCGCTATCTATGCGTTACTATAATCATGTACATGCTTCTTCGTAAGGTGAAAAATGGCTGCTTCGACACTTGTTCAGACCTATAGCGTCAATACGGATGTTTCTTATATCAGAATTAAGTTCCGCAAATCCATTCTGATTTCTTCAATCACCAATTCTGCTTTTTCTATAGCAAGCGACGCTGCTACTCCGGTTGTTATTTCAGATCCATTCGAAACAATTGATGTTACTGATTCTGATCACTACAACTCAATCGCTAGAGATTTAGTTCTCTATATTAAACCAAATAAACTCGCTGCATCCACCGATTATATATTGACCATTTCAGGTCTTTTGGACATTGCCGGAGGAATCATTCCAGATGATGCTACGGTGACTTTTTCCACACCTTCGACTTTTGATACCACTTATGTAGATGATCTACCAGTCACAGAAACTTCAGTATCAGTAGAAGATAAATCGGTTAAAAGAAATATATACAATACAGTTCAACAGATCGCACAATCAAATGTTAATTTCTACATTGAATCCACAGATCCAGCTGATCAAGATTATTACATAGTTCCAGATCACTCAAATGGTAGAGTGACCATCAAGTTCTCTTCCTCTCCATCTCCCAGCTATCTTAACAGCAAATATGTGACGGTGCAGAGGAAGCCAATCCAGAGACAACCAGCTCGATGGACTACTCTCGATGTACGAATATCATTAGACACAGATGAACCATATGTCTATATAGATTTTCCATCATATGATCTATATCCGGCTGCAGCGACTCCTTCAACCGACACAGTTTACACCACTGATGGTTATGGATACTTTGAGGAAGGCTACAAATATAGGATAGTCCTTTCCAAGTCCATAGGAACGTAGCTGGCATCTATAGTATTTTTGTCATTGTGACCTTACTATAAAGACTAGTATAAATTTTGTGTCAGGAGTATTTTTATAATGGCAGATGGTATTGTGGTTACCCATAAAACTCTTCGTTCCCAACTATATTTGGTTCCGGTCTTAGTCAAGCCCAACTGGACCAAATATGGAGAACCAGTAACAGAGGGTATATGTAATGGTTGCGGACAAGTGCACATGTGCAAGACGGTGCATCTTTGGCTTGACGATAGAGGTTCTTGCACAATTTCTCCCGGTGTCTTGCTGGACCTTCAATTAGCAGGCATGCCGGAACTTGAAATAACGGGACACGTTTCAAAACCGCCCCCAATCAAAATCGGCAAGAATGTGAAGAGAGAAGCAGTCGATAAAGACAATAGGGCGATTAAACCTTTGACTGAAGCTAAAAAGGTCGATAGCAAAGTCAACCCAGAAAAAATCATAATCAAACTCGATTAAACAATTCTATATAGATAGAGGAGAAAATATAATGTCAGTTATTAATGGAATTTATCAAGAATTCCTTAAGTCCATGCTTGGCGGTGCTTCTGCTGCTTCACACGGTGCAGTCGATCTCGATACGGACACAATCAGAATCATGCTCTATGATGATTCTGCTGGTGGAAACATCACAGCTGCCACATTGGCTGCAGATGAAGATGTCGTAGATGTTGAAAATGGTAGAGTCGGTACCGATGTGACTGCACCAGGAACAAGCATTGATGAGGTCAGCACTACCGGTGCTTCTTTCAATCATACAATTGCAACTTGGTCTTCAGTGACCGGAGCCACGGTTGAGGCTCTAATTTATTACATGGATAACAGCGGTGCTACACCTACGTCTCCATTGATCGTTTCTGTTGGTTCGGCAACCGGGTTGCCTGTGACACCTAACTCTGGTGATATCACATTTGATCCCCATGCCAATGGAGTGTTCAACTTTTCTACCACGTCAGCATAAGTTATTTTTTATTCTGTAATGGTTTGACGGACATTGGCCCCCTCTTCGGAGGGGGCGTGTTCTGTAATGTATATTCTTTAAAGGGTTTGGGGAGCCAAATGTTTGAAATTTTAATTCAACGGCACTCACACCCCCGTGATCCCGATCCCGATCTGTCACATAACGCTGCAACAGCCACCCGCCCAGCAGGAGCGGACTGATGGCTGTAACTGTTTCTCCAGCTACATTCGCTCCCGAAGACACGGTGACGATTGCCGACGATGGCTCAGGCTTTGGCGCATCGCAGGGCACTGGTCGAGTGTTCATCCAAGCAGAGCGAGCGTCGGATGACTTCAACCGGGCCAACGGCGGGCTTGGCGGCAACTGGACGACCGTGAACCTCACGCCAGCCATTGCTTCCAACGCAGTGCAGTCCGACACTGGCGGAGACGGTGAGTCGGCGGTCTACACGGGTGCGACGTTTGACGACGACCAGTGGTGCGAGATGGACTTCATCTTCAACACCGCCCACGAAGACAACTCGATCTGGCTGTTCAACCGGGTGACAGGCGACGACGGCTACTACGGGGCATGGCCGAGGTTCGGTGGCACTGCTCAGATTGGCAAGATCACGAACGGTTCCGGTGCACAGGAGACGCAGGTCTCCATTTCGGACCCCTCGGGCACTCACCGTGTTCGGCTGCAAACGACTGGCAATCTCGTCAAGCTCTTGGCCGACGACACCATCGCCCGTGAGTGGACCGCCGATGGGACGTACTCGTCGGGCGACCCCGGCTTCCTGGCGTACTCTCAAACGCAGGGGTACGTGTCGCTCGACAACTTCGCAGCCGGTGATCTCGTGGACGTCACTGATGCAGTGACTTCGTGGGCCGCTGGCTCCATCTCCCTTGACCTTTCGACCTTGACGCTTGCGGAGCGCTCGGCTTTGGCGGCGGTGGATGGCACGGTCCAGGCGTACATCATCACGAATGCAGGCGGTGGTCTGACTTCCGGTGACGCCACGGTTAAAGCCAACCGCACGGTCACCGTCCACAAGACGACCGCCGA